AATGTTTTATTTGTTAAAGTTTGTGTTCCAGTTTCTGTTACTGTGCCTGCTGTAGCTAGTGATATTTCTACAATATCAGGATTAGTTGAGTCGTTACCTTTTGCAACAACTAATTTATCTCCTTTATCTGTAGAAGAAAAAGTTACAGAACTTCCTGATCCAGACGCATATTTAAACTGAACTGTATAAGCACCAGAACTAGAATTTCTTAAAAAATAAAAATTTTGTGTATCTAAAGGGATTGTAACTACTGCATTACCGGATAGAGATCCTGTAAATTCTATAACTCTGTGAGACATCACAGCACCAGTTGATCCATCTGAAACGGCTAAAGTTACTGTTCCACCACTTGTTAATGCTTGTTGTGTGAAACCACCTGCTATTTGTTCTATGATTTGTAAATTTGTATTAGTCTTCGTACCCCATGTTCCGGCATTTTCTCCGGTTGCTTGAAGTTCTATACCTAACGGTGTATATGTTGATGCCATAAATTTTTATCTCCTATGCAGCGTCACTATAACTTGTATTTGATCCAGTTGCAACATCCGAATAAGAGTCATTCGAACCTGTTGAAACATCACTATATGATGTATTTGATCCAGTGTCAACATCACCGTAAGCAAATATATCAACAGTTCCAATATTAAATGATGCTGATTGACCAGTCAATCCAACCTGCATATCAACAACTGTAATTGATCCAACACTAGCACTAAATGATATGCCAGTTAATCCTAATGACATGTCATTAGGATCTAAAGTTCCAACACTAGCTGTAGCTGATTGACCTGTTGGTTGTGCTAACGCACCACCTAATCCAACAAGAGAACCTTCTTGCGCCTCCATTGACAAACCACTAACTATAGCGGTTGCATTTGGTAAAGTTACAGAACCTAAACTTGATGTTACTAACTGTCCAGATAATGTAACTTCTTGTTCTGATATTGCTCCAGCTGTTCCTTGTGAAGAAGTTATAGATAAACCTGAAGGCTGAACTGTTTGATTAGGTGCTTTTGCAGTTCCTTGAGAAGCAGTTATAGATTGACCTGTTAATCCAATTGTTAAATCATTAACACCAGGAGCACCTATTGCTGCAGTTATAGATTGACCTGTTAATCCAACTGACATTTCTGTTGGTGTAATAGAACCAACAGAAAAAGTTGCTGACACTCCGTCAAAACCAACTCCCATGTCTGGTAAACTTATTGAACCAACAGACGGAGAAAAAGATTGACCTGTTAAACCTTGATGAACATCGTCAACAGTTACAGATCCAACACTAGCTGAAATAGATAAACCAGATGGTTGAGCAACAGCATCAGATAATTGACCCCATTCATCTTCGCCCCAAGACTTTGCGCCCCAACCTGTTTTTAAAGTTACGGCATCACCCCAATTAGCCTGATCCCAGGTTAACCGGCCCCATCCTGAAGTCACCGACATGGTTGACCTCCTATGCTAATCTGATTATCGCGTTACTTGCGTCTGCTGCTGGAAATTCTATTTTAAAAGTTCCGTTACTTGCTGTCTTGTCACCACCGAATGCGATGATAGCAACAGCATCAGTTGTTCCTGAACCACCATCTGTTGTAGTATTATAAATCATTGCTCCGTTTGCAGTAAAAGATGCAGAAGAATAAGTTACGTCTGCAAAATCAACAAAAGCTGTTGTTGATGATAAAGATACACCATTATTTGTAAGTGTAGCACCACCTGCAGAATATGCAGATCCAGATGTGTTTGATATTTCATTTGATGTTGAATAATCAGTAGTTGCTGCACCCAAAGAAGCTGAACTTGTAAAAAGAGCAATCTTAAAAGTGTGTCCACCTGAAGATTCAAAACTGTGTTTACCTTGTAAAAGTTCTTGTTTAAAACTTGAACATATTGCTGATGATATTGCCATAATTTTCTCCTACGGGTTTGCTGAAGTTACCGGAATACGAACAGCGCCATCAGTGTAGTCATCTCTTCGTCTTCTACCAACTTGCTCGTTAGCAAACTTCTGTACCTCTTGTTTATATTTATTTTCATAAAGTGTCAACATATCTATTGGACCTTTTAAAAATCCATATGCCTCTGATAAACAACAATATAACAGCCCATTTGGAAAATTCATACTAATGTAATTAGTATCATCATTTTCTAATAACGCTGGCGCTTTGTTAAAATGGATTCTAAATCTATATGTAGTATTTGGTGTAGGAGCTAAAAATATTCTACCAGATGTAGTGTCTGATTCTCCTGTAGCACCACCAAACATAGCATAATATTTAGGTTGACCTTGTGCGGCTGCTGTCCCTGTAATATCTTGATACTCTTGAAGATAAGACATGTCTTTTTTTTCTAAAAATCTGTTAGCTCCTGTAGTAGCTGATCCATTTGTATCATATACTTGTATGGCTCTAACAAATACACATCCCGCTGGAGCATTTATAGATTCTTGTCCAGCAACGAAATTACCTAATTGTTGTTTTCTATCTGCATCAATAGGTACATCTCTAAAAATTCTATACTGTGCATTTAAAATAATATTTTCTAAAACTGCATCTGTTAATACATTAGAGTCTGTTTCAGTATAACTTCTTATTTGTGTTTTTAATCCTGATGCACTTAATCCAGCCATTATGCTGCTACCTCTCTACAATCTTCACAGTTGTTTCTATATCTTCTATGACCTTTACAATGAGTTGGCTTTACCTCTTCATATAAAGTAAGATGTGGATCTTGTTTTTCGGGTTTAAATATATTTTTAATCCAGTTTAAAATTTTATTTATCATGAGCTTACTGTTACGGGTCCTGCTGATGCAGATCCGCCTCCTCCTGATTCACTTATACTAGATGTTGTACCACTTGCAAAGGTATAATTATCATCATCTACTTTAGTTATTGTGTATCCACTTGAATCATTTATTGTTGCTGCTGTAACTCCACCAACATTTAATGCGTCTCTAAATCTAACTGTATCTGAAGTTGATCTGCCGTGATCTGGTTCATTTACAGATATTGTAGCTGATCCAGATGTTGTCGTAAATGCATTTAAAGGTAAGATATTAGGCACAGCTGTTTCTGTTCTATCGGGTCTAACATTACGTAAAGATATGGAGTCACCATTCATAGGTTTTGGTTCTAATTGTGGTTGTTTTGGTTCAAACTCTGACACATGCACAAACGATCCATTCCATTCTCTAACCATTTCTTTGTATGGAAATTCCATACCAGATCTATCTGATATTGCTTTTGCGTATTTACCTGTTGCGTATTTTGCCATTATGCTCCTGGGTAGTATGCTTTTGGTGTTATGTAT